GCCCAACACCAAATCTGACATACTGGTTCTTAGCCGGGACGTAAAAGTCTCGGTTAACAATTAGTCTATGTCAGGCGTCGGCGAGTCGAGGGGAGAATATTCTTCCTAAGACTCACTGTTGTATAATAGCAGGGAATCGGTTGGTCCAGTCCTTAAGATCAATTGATCAGGACGGTCTGTCCGTTTTCCTCCTAACGCTTTCCGCTCCTCTTGCATGATTAATCATGTAATCGGATGGAAAATTTTGGATCAGGATGCCCTTAACTATATCCTCTATAGGATCGAGAATAAGGTTCGTCCAATAATCTACAATCGCTACCAAGCGATGCTTATTCAGAGAATCAGGGACAAGGATAAGTTTAGATAGGTATATACTTGAAGTATCAAGGTTTAGACCTTGTAACTTCTCGAGATATAAAATGAGATTTTGGTTACCAGTAATGGTAGCTAAATCTCTCATGGCTGAACTAAGGATCTTGTTGTCCATCAAAGCTTTTGCTTCTTCAGCAGCTTTGGATAGGGTTGGACCTCCATTTGGTCCAGATGTCATCCTAAAGGATGGTTTTACAAACATCTGAGGTAACGGAGATGGTACGGTAAGTTTACACTTCCCATATAGGAAGTCTTTAAACTTTATCGAAAACTCTTTGAAACTAGCAATATTGCTAGACTTCAAAGGCTCAATTACAGAGGTTAAGTCTAACTCTGGTAAAGAGTCGCTCATTCTGGGTATAGCAAGCAGGGTATTTAGAACCTGATAGTGTTTAAAGCTATCAGTACCTTCTTTCCCACCTAGGATTTTCTGGACTAAAGGATATAGATCCTTTAAGACAGAAGGTACATTCGTAGTAGGTTCCGTAGAGACCCAACCTGGGTTCTCAGGGTTCCTACCCTCAGCAAGGTTAAGCAAGTAATTGCTCACAACCTTGTAACGGACTGTACCGGCCGAGATACCATGATGCGTAATGCAATGGTTATAGAATTCAAAAACCGTTGTAACAAAGCACACCAACTGAGAATCATTTCATTCTTTAGAGATTGATTTGAGGACCACAAGGTAAGCGTTAACCAGACGGGAATCCTTACTGAAGAATTCTTTAGTAAATATTCCCGCTATTGGCGGCTTACCAGACACCTTAGGTTTAACTGTGACAATATTGTCATGTTTAACAGTCATTTTATCTATCTTAGTCTTCGAGCTTTCTTTCTTCTGGTAAGAAGATTTGTTGGCTGAAGAAGATAACTTTAATTTAGATTTATTATCAAATTTAATATTAGGGTACTTCTTTATGAGTAGTTCTATATCTTTAAGGAGATTATTATCTTTAAGGATGTATTTGTTCATTTATTAAATGTGAGCAGATAGGCTCTACTCAAAGCCTTGTGGAACCTCTTCGGAGAGTTCCCCCGGGACCTCGACAATATATATTGGCAAGGATCCGTGGTTCAGCTCCTCTGGAAACGGAGGCTTTATCACATCCGACGTTTAAAT